TTTGCCGGAGAGGCCAACCCTCTCCCGCGCCCCGATGCGGAAGCCCCGCACTTTGCCGGAGAGGCCAACCCTCTCCCGCGCCCCGAAGTGGAAGCCCCACACCCCGCTGAAGAGGCAGTACCTCGTCAGCACAATGAAGTGGCAGCCCCACACCCCGAGCTTTTAGCTCACTCGAACCTGGCTTACCCAGGTTCCTTTCAGGATGTTTACATCTCACAATTGCGCAATCTAGAGCAATGGGTCAACCCCACCTCTAGTTTGGCTGTTAGTGAATGGATTATCCGCCAACACGAGCAACAAGTGGATCAGCTCCCACACACTATAATATCTAATAAGCAAGTTACATTGGACTTTAGTCCCACTAACTCTAACGACACACCCTTGAAAATATCAGTAGATCACAGGCGTGTTAATAATAGGAGAAATAGAGGCTGGGCTAATAGCAATAAAACCGCCGCCCGCAGACCCTGCTACCACTTGGAAATTGTGGTGACAAAAACCAATAGAAGAAGGTACATTCAACATATGGAGAAAAGGTCGCCTCCCAGAATGTACTCCCAATCGGATTGGGACCAGTTTGAAATACAACAGGAACATGCTCGCCTCATATGTGAGCGTGAGTACCCTCCCATCCCTTATGTGGAATGGGTAGAACCATGGCATAAACATCAGAATCATTTGCAGGAAATTCAACAATTCGAATTTCTTCCCGATTTTTGTGATAGTTCCGTGTGTTCCTATGATGATTTTGTGCCCCATTCCAAACCTGGAGGAACTTTCACCACTGGTTCGTATGACTCTACAACAGTAGAAGATGTGGACAGCGATGAAGAACCCCCTCCCCTTTTAGAGGGATTACACCCTCCTTATAGGATGCGAGTTAACGCAAACGAGCTCATATTTGATGACATTGCTTTGAATCCAATTCGAGTCCCTCACACAGAGAACTTGAGTCCAGGAGAAAGAGCGGATCGTCTTAAAGCAGCCCAAGAAGCAATTAAGTTTGCCAAAGGAGTCACTCCTATGCAGAACGAAGCAAGAGAAAATTTGTTCAAAGAACACCCAGACCTCTTTAGCTTTCTTGATTTGATCATTAATGTTCATGCCATAGTTAGAGCAGCTTGTGGAGGAGTCGTAGGAGTTTTCTCTTACGTATGCCAATGGTTGGCAGGAGTTTGGTTGTTCGCATATCTAGCCAATGAGACTCAGTTTTATAAGGAAAAGGTGGTCAAAACATTAGTTACACACTACCGCACTTTCTTATCACTTAGAGGTTTCACGACAAGCGTCCAACATGCTGCCGCGACCGGTCTCCATGTTTCGCAGGAAATATCCAGATTTCAGAGCATCCTTTATCGTATGCAATTCCAAGAATTGACAGATAAGGATAGGCTAAACCTGTTAGATATAAAGAGCTTGATCCATACTTGCTATTACTTAGGACAAGGGGAAAATTCCGTTGCTATGAGTCATGCGTCCAATTTGATCGTGTCCCATCCAGAAACTATTACTAGTTGTGCGGAAGTAGTTAAGTATGGGTATAATTACCTAAACTTACCTGTAGCAACTGCAAATATCGCAGGAGAACAAACAGTGGTAACGCCAGAGTGGTTTCAGGCTTTAGTAGCCCATTATGAAAAGTATAAAAACTTCGATCTGCCAGAAGAAGTTGTTCCTCATACACCTTTGGAAGAAGTGAAGAGTAATCTTTCGACCCTGTTTGGGTTTACTTCTGCATCTGGTATTACCGATCAAGATTTGAAGCATTTTAATGCACAATACACCTTCATCAATAATGTGGATCGGAATAATAAAAATCGGTGGTCAGCTGTTCAAACGTTGCTTTCAGTTTTAGGTCGTACTATTTTTGGAGTTGATCCATTAGATTTGAGTTACCAAACCTTCGTGGCCCAAGCTATTGAGGTCGTCAGGTATGAGAGACAAGTTAGCTTGTACTCAGATGAAGTTCGCAAAACCAAAATTAGAATGTTAGATGTGATTGCTCATTACGAAGAAGCTATGGAGATATCCTTGAATCCTCGTATGAACACATTACCTCGGTTTTTGGCCCAGCATTTCCACCTGTCCTTGAAGCTCTTAGCTGATTTAGCTTTTGTAGCTCGGACAGGGTTGCGTGGTGCCGAGAAACGTCAAGAACCCACTATGGTTTTCCTTACAGGGTGTGCTGGTTCAGGCAAAGGAGGGTTCACCCTCCATGCGTGTCATGCTCTTTCTAAGTTGATGGGCAAAACTTTCCTCCCTACAGACATGATGGATGTACAGTGTGGAGTGAAGTTTATGTCGGGATACAATGGGCAAGATTTCGTAGTGTTAGACGATATATTTCAAACTTTGGAGCAGGAAGAGCGTAAACAGCAGGCCATGTTTGTTATCAACGCTATTAAAACAACTCCATATATTTTGGATATGGCAGACATTAAAGACAAAGGCAATACCGCCTTTGACTCTAAGTTTGTCTTTGCCTCCACTAATATTGCGAATGAAGGCTTGGCCAAGGCCACCCTCAACATTGGAATTCAGGACAATGAAGCTTTTAAGCGTCGTCTACATGTAGTTTTACACAGAACAGAAAAGTTTGCTAAGGGGAAAAGAATAGCAGACATTATGTTCCGTGTAGACAAGTGTGTTCTGGATGAATTTGTTGGTAAGACATTGACAGCCACACAAGCGGTATATTTGATCCATAAAGTGCGCCAACACCAAACAGCACTTAATGCTGAGTTCGGCTACACTGACGATGAACTTAATCGGATGTATAGTCAAGCGCATGTGGATACCTTCATGGAAACTGCTCCACAAATTGTTTTCGAAGATCAAGAACTTGAAGAAGAAGCAGAAGATGAAGAGGTTGTGGGTGGAGATTTAGAAGCCCATTCCGGCAAATGGAATCCTCAACCCACAGCGCTCAGTATCTTCAATTCTTGTGCTGACATGAATCTGTTCCCTTGGGCTGTAGATTACAATGCTTTGTTTTACTTAGCATTTGCAGTGATATTAGTGGCCCTAGCGGCGGGACCCATGATGATGTGGTTGTTCCCCACTTTGGCCAAGGATACCACTGCAGTTGCAGAGGAAGAAAGATTAGTCGATGGTGAGCCTCATTCCATTCCACAACGCTACTCTCATGGAGTAAGCGAAAAAGCCCTACAAGGAAGACGAGCGTGGAAACAAAGAGGAAGAGATAGTGACAACGACCATGGACAAAAGATGACCCATAGTCAAGCGCAGAGGCATAGATCTAACAAGGTTGAAGCGGAAATACACCGAGATGCAGTACAAGTACTTCGTTCAGAGCGTGTATTTAATGACACTCGGAATGTTCCTCACTCTGGAGATATGAATTTTGACTTGGCGGTTCAGAATAAACTATCCAAGTCTCTTATCTTCATAGCAGCTAGGTCATTTTCTGATGATGGGTTGAGAGAAGAACACTCATCCACTTGTGTCGGAACACACATTCAGGATGGTTGGGTTATGACTTGCGCTCACTGGTATGTACAGCACTGTAAGTTTAAGAAAACGAAGCTGTATCTACTTGTCAACGGAGTCCAATGTCTTATGAATTTGGATACTAATTTGGTGAGATATGACACAGTTGATGTTGTGTTTTTTAAGTTGGGTCCCCACATCAACTTGCCTCCAAAGACTATACAATATTTTCTTACAGATGTTGCACCAGTTTTGCCTAGTGGATCTGCACTTACGGTTGCTGGTCTCAACCAGAGCGGCTTACCCAATATTAAGCAAGTCAACACTTGCGCGTACACTAAGTTGGTCACCTACACATCAGATACGGAGAGGTTTTTCCTTGATGAAAGTTTTGCATATAATGGCATGCTATCAAGAGGAGACTCTGGTTCCCTGTTAGTTTGGAGAGATCGTCAGGGTATGCTCAAGATTATTGGTATGCATGTTTGTGGTCAAGCACAGGTGCAAGCCAAGTCTGTTGGAATTGCCTTGCCATTAACCCAAGCTTTGGTGTTATCAGCTCTAACCTTAGAGGCTTGCACTGAAGAATTGGTCAATCTGGAAAAGGTCGAGGTTGAGAATGGAGAAGCTCCCATTGAGGCTCACTCAGGTGAAGCACCAGAGTTTCCCCTCATCATCGACCACTACGTAGATCCAACTCGAGCTGTGCGACAATCCACTCGAAATAAGATTAGGAAATCCAAAATGTATGGTTTTGCCGGTCCCCCTATGTTCATTCCCACTCGCATGGGTCCTTTTGAGCGCGACGGAGAGATCATCAACCCTTTGTACAAGGGGTTGAAAGGTAAGATTAGACAAGAAAACAGGGTGTCCACCAAATTGGACCCAAGAACTTTTGCCTACCTAAAGCACTTGTATCCTAGAGACCACACATTTACCAAGATATTATCTTGGGATGAGGCATTGAATGGTTGTGAGGAGTTAAATCTCAGAGCCATATATGCTGGAACTTCCCCTGGCTATCCTCTAAATATAGATTCAGGTGGGAAAGGCAAGCTAGCTTATATTAAGCGGGTTGGAAACCGGTTAGAGTATGTTCCAGCATACCTTGCTTACTGCAAGTCCCAACTCGCCAAGCTTAAAGCAGGCGAGCGCATGGACGTGTTCTGGCAAGATTGTTTGAAAGAGGAAACTCGAGAGGTGGAGAAGGTTGAGGCAGGGAAGACGCGAGTCTTTTCTTCTTCCGACCTTACTTACCTCCTTATTGTTAGGATGTATTGTTCAGGGTTGTTGGGTTATACGATGAGGGATCCTGTAACCAAACCCATTGCAGTTGGGATCAACGTGCATAGTGTACAATGGGCCCAACTCAGGAGTAAGCTAGAAACGAAAGACCAGTCAATAATCTCAGGAGATTTCGCAGCGTATGATGGTTCAATACCCTTGTGCGCTGCAATTATGGCTGGAGACTTTATGAATTGGTGGTATGGTGACGGCGTGGAAAACGCAGCCATTCGTAACCTTCTCTTCTTAGAGTTGACGAACGCCAAGCATATAGCAGGCAATGTTGTGTACTACACAGTGGGCAGTCACCCCACGGGCGATGGTTTGACATGGTGGTGGAACTCCATTATCAATCTAATTATCACACATCATGTGTTGACGATTAAAATGGGAATACCAGATTGTGATTACATTTCAACTTGTTATGGTGACGACGCTGTGCATGCAGTAGACAGGCCGGGTATCACAGTGCAAGATATGGCAGTTCACTACAAAACTGAGTTTGACATGGATTTTACCCACTGGTCGAAACAAGCTTCTACAGCAGTTGACACGTTGGACAATATCCGGTTTATTGGTAGGAAGTTTGCTAATGAAGGACGAGCGCCCCTTCACAGAGATGTGGTACTGGAAATGCTTTACTGGTGCAAAGGAGATGGTGAGGATGCCATTATGTTGTCTACCGCAGAGTCGTACTTTATGGAGTTGTCACATTATCAAGAAGACTTGTTTGATAGAGAGGTGGAAACCTTCTTTCAGCAAGCCCAATTGAGGATGCCCCATTTAGTCCAAGCACTCAGAGAGAGAGCCAAGTCTTATCACCACTACCAAACCATTAAATACAACCCACTTGATACTACCAAACAGTATCGAGCACCTTGGGATGTGGATTCAGTGTGGTCCCCTCACAATGCCTATGGTGATGTGTGGATACCACACAGTGGAGTTTTGGAGCAGACAGACATGCGCAGTGCTGAAGAGCCTAGTATCACCCAACAGGGAGAAGTGGGTAATATTCATGACCAAGGGACAGTTGTTGACGCCTCTGTGGATTCTATGATTATCTCTCCAATTCATCGAGAGATAAATCTTAAAGAGTATGACTTAAATCAAGCTCTTCAAAGAACCTATCAGATTGCTTCCTTGACTGTTCCCAGTACAGCAGCTTCTGGAACGCTCATAGCCACCTATGACGTCATGGCTGTTTTGTTTGCTCAGACCTTTCTGAGCCAAAAGATGAACGACTTTAGAGGCTTTATATCTGGTGCAGAGTTCGGTTTCCGCTTTAATACGAATCAGACACTGTATGGTAGACTGTTAATCGAGTTTTGCCCAAGAGCAAACCACGAACAGTTCACCACAACTAGTTTACAGAGAGCCACTGGCTCGCCTCATGTGCTAGTTTCAGCTTCGGCAGCAGGAAACATCAAGTTTAGTGTTCCTTTCATAAGCCCCTATCGGTTTTTGAGGTTGGACAGCTTTGAAGCAGGTGAACTTGGGATACTTAATGTTTGGGTCTTGCACCCAATTACAAGTACTCTAGGTACAGATGTCAATGCACAACTTCTGGTCACAGCACAGTTTGAGGGTGCAAAGTTGGTTTTGCCACATAGTGTGTCATCCCCCACTTCCGAGTGGGAGATTCACAGTGGTAAATTGGCCAAGCAACCCGTCAACAAGGAAGCTGTAGCCAAAGTTAAGGCAGGAGTGGTTACAAACAGTTTAGTATCTAATTCAATAGTCAAAGCGGGAGTGAGGGTGTTCGATTTCTTCAGCACCTATGGTCCCACTATAATGGGAGGTTTAGGTATGTTAGGCTTGTCGATGCCCACTAGTGTAGCAGCCGTCGAACCAATTCGATCTGGCATACACCACGATTTGGTTTATGGTAAAGGACTTAGCTATGTCCCTAAATTAGCTATGGATCCAGAAAATGGTATATCTACGGAGCCCGTTGTTGGAGGTATTTCTGTGGACGAAATGACTTTTGAACATATGTTGGGTACTCCAGCAATGAACTCTAATACAACTTGGATTCAAGGTTCCTCCCCTGGAATATTGTTGAACCTAGGGCCCTATGGAGAGCAGTATCAGACTTTTGTTGATCTTATCACTCAACAGTTTGCATTTCACAGTGGTTCCTACAAGGCCAAATTGTACATTACCGCTTCCCATTATCACACAGTTAAGATGGTCTTCTGGTTAACAGATGATCCAGCAACTTCTACCGCATGGCAGGATTGTTATTATATCTTAGTTGACATACAAGGAGACACTGAGGTCGAAATGACCCTACCTTATGTTGAGCAAGGTCCAATGCAATCCCTAAATCAAGGCACTAGTTTTGCGCTTTATGGGAAGATCCTCGCATGGTCTGCTCCTAGTTTGACCTTGCCTTGTCCAATATACATCGCATGTTATAAAGCTGGCGGACCAGACTTTAGAGTGGAGTGTTATGGAGAAACAGGGTTGGTTCCCAACAACAATCCCCGAGCAGATTTCGCCAAAGTGTTTCCTGCTCTACAACAGGACATGAAAGCCTACGATCCAGGGAACATGGTCAATGGAGAAGTTCATACCACTCTTAGGGAAGTCGTACATCGCATGGCCCCCATAGGCTTGGCAACTGCCACAGTTAGGGTGTATAATAATATACCTTACCCAGCGGCGGTTGGTGGTGTGGACACGTACTTGGGTTTGGAAAAGTGGGGTTGTTTCTTCCGTTTCAGGAGAGGTTCTGTTCGCTTCAAGTTAGTTCAATCTGACAATCGATATGTGGAGGCTGTTAGTGTCACCAACACTTACACCAATCCGTTCCACGTGTTTGGTAACTACCTCTCTCAGTCAAGCAATGCTCAATTGGAAATAGAAGTGCCCTATTACAGTAGGAAGTATTTCACGGACATCACGAGTAAAATTGATGATACTGGAAATGATTTGCAGTTGCTAGCAACTACTAACACATCCAAGTACCTTTATAAGGCTGCTGGAGATGATTTTTCCTTCCACTTCTTGCGACTTCCACCGAGTTGCACTTTCCCTTACCCTGTCGTTCCTTACGGACAGGGAGGAGCTTTTGTTTGGGCCCAAGCAAGCACCCCCACTAACGTTCACAGCGTTTAAGTCGCCTTTGGCGCACTCTTCATTCTAGTAGGTATACGTACCGAACGAGTAAGTTATAAGGCTAAAACCGAAAACTCAATCCTTCTTACGCCCCTGTACCACAATTGTATATAATTTAAAAACAGGGAGTTTCGAGAGTTCGATTGCGAAACTACATAGTAAATGG